TCTCAACTTGTTTCTCTTGGCCTAGCTGCGTTTACTACAGGATGTATGTCCAGAAGTTCCAATGGTTTCACTGATACATATTGTGCTTTCCATATACAGGCTGGTCCTGGTGATTCTGGGCTCCCTGTTTTTAATTCTAAATCTGAAGTTGTTGGAACCTATATTGGGATTTTAACATCTGGTGATAGTACCATGTCTATATTATTGCCAGCTCGTAAGAGTGTTAAATCAGTTGGCACTATCAACTCTGTTGTTGATCCTTCCAAAATTGTTCAGCATGCGCATCTGCCTTATTATGGACAGTTCACTGGTAGGATTATTGACCCAGATGTTGTGATTCGTCATTATGCTGACCACTCTCGAGTTCCAATGTATGCATTTAAGGAGAAGAAAGTCGTTTATAACACTGATTTTCTAAATTTTCTTGACGCTCGTGGTATTTCGTTTGATCGTGATGAGTATAGACACCTTCTAATTAATAAGTCAACACTTTATGAAGCAACAAATCGGTTCTTTTGTCACTCATACGATTCAGTCTCTGATGACCAGTTGAATCGAGGGTGGTCAAAAACACGTGAGTATTTATTACATCACATTAAGGAAGCTGCTATACCAATAAGGGTTTGTAGTTTCGGTGATGTTCTCCCACTGATGAACCGTGATGCTGTGTGTGGATTTCCTTATTCCAAAAGGTTTAAGAATAAAGGGGAATTCATTGATAGTGGCGATCTTCTTATGGTTGCAACTAAATATTGGGATTCCTTGCTTACAGATAATCCATATCAAGAGTTCAATACAGTTATTCCCAAGTATGGAGAGTACAAGCCATTTGGACGGCATTTTAAAGCTAGGCTTATAATGGTTGATTCTGCTCCACGAACAGCCTGCATGATGAGATACTTCCAATGTATTCAACAAGCTTTGGTTTCTACCTTTTATTTATGTTTAACTTCAAAGTCACCGATTTGTATTGGTTTACCACGTGAACATGGTAATTGGGAACTTTACCTTAATATGATAAAACCGCATGGTAAAACCTTGTTAGCAATGGATGCAAGTTCTCATGAGAACTCAATTTCGGTTAAGGAATTTGAATATTTTGTTAATTTGGTTATATCTGTTTCAGATTTTTCAGAAGCTGATTTGCTTCGATTTAAGGTACTTATGCACCAGGAATGTTTTTCATGGTGTATCTCTCCTGATGGTGTGCTTTTTCAAAAAGCTGGACATCAAGCCTCAGGGACATATATCACAACCATACAAGGCACTCTTACTTCAGTGGCAAGGTTATGCATAACAAATCATATTTTGTATCGCAATTCTAACATAGTTCCGTGTTCTGTATTAATTGATGACACAAATATTCATTGCCCTATTGGTGATGAGCAGAAATATTGTGATACGTTCTCCGCTGTGAGTAAGTGCCCTGTTGAAGCAGTAGCGTCATTTACCTGCGATGGTGTTCCTATATTTGGGTGTGTCAATAAAGTTGTTGAAGGAAAAAATTTTCCTTGTCCTGACCGTGCCAAGGTTATATTAAGTCTTAGTGTTGCTAATAAAA